AGAACAAATTGATGCCGATTTAAAATCATATAAGAAACAAACCGGAATGATTGAGTATTCCGATATGATTAAACAGTTCATTGAAAAGGACAAATGCCCTCCACTCAGCGTTGTCTTTTTGGATGAAGCGCAGGATCTGAATCCTCTGCAATGGGACATGTTCAATTACATTGAATCTCGATGTGAGCGATCATACATTGCAGGGGACGACGATCAAACTATCTATACGTTTCAAGGCGCTGATGAAAATATATTTATAAATTTAAAAGGTGAGATGGATCCTAGAATAGAATCAAGAAGGGTTCCAAGGGCTGTACATAAAGTGGCCTTAAGCATACTAGACAATATAGAAAATAGAATGATTAAAGCATGGCTGCCAAGAGATGCAGAAGGAAAAGTTTATCAAAACGAATCAATAGAAAATTTAGATTTAAGTAAAGATCAATGGATGATTATAGCTAGAACTAATAAAATGTTAGATCCAATCAAGGAATATCTAATATCCTTAAACCTTAGATTTGATAGTAAAATCAATGACTTATTGCCGAATAAACTATTAGAAGCTTATAGAGTTTGGGTAAGACTAAATCAAGGTGCAACTGTCGGAGCAGAAGAAGCTAAAAAAATTTATAAATATCTAACAGTTAAGGCAGGTTTAATTAAAGAAAATTTTTCAACAGGTAAATCTTTGGACGTCGTAGACTATGTAGATCTTGATGATCTGATGATGAATCACGGGTTGCGAGTGACGGGAAGCTGGGAACAATTACAAATAAGACAAGATTCAAAATTATATATGAAAGCATTATTAGAAAATGGTGATGATTTATTTAAACCTGCAAGAATTAAAGTATCCACAATACATGGTGTCAAAGGTGAAGAGTGTGAAAATGTAGTCTTATTTACAGGAATGGAAAGGACTATATATGAAGCTGCATTAAAAAAACCTGATCCAGAACACAGATTGTTTTTTGTGGGTGTAACACGTGCAAAAGAAAATCTTTATATCATGCAACCAGATATAGATGATTTTTATAACTATATACCAGGAGAACCCATACTATGACAAACTCAGTATTTTGGAAACAAGTCGGAGGAAAGCATTATAAAAAATATAAGATACAGCCTTCTAGATTTATAAATGAAAATAAGATATTATTCGCAGAAGGTAATGCAATAAAATATATTTGCAGGCACCAGGATAAAGGAAAGAAAGAGGATTTGCTAAAAGCAATTCACTACATACAAATGATTATAGAAAGAGACTATAATCAATGAGAGGAAGAAGAATGTTAGTTTTTGATTTAGGTTTATTTACAGTGTTATGTATATATTGTTTTTTAATTATGGTATTAATATAAATGTTTGAAGCTCAGAAAGAATGGATTTGTCCAGATAATTATCCTGATCTAAAAGGATATAAATATATTGCAATTGATTTAGAAACTAAAGATCCAGATCTTAAAGCAAGAGGTTCTGGTGCAATCATTGGTAATGGTAACATTGTAGGTATTGCTGTGGCCGTTGATGGATGGTCCGGTTATTATCCAATTGCTCATGAAGGTGGTGGTAATTTAGAACACGATAAAGTTATGAGTTGGATTAAATCTATTTGCGCTGCAGATAATGTAAAAATATTTCACAATGCAATGTATGACGTGTGCTGGCTTCGAGCAGCGGGCGTCCAAATCAATGGACACATTGTAGATACAATGGTGATGGCATCTTTGATTGATGAAAATAGATTAGGTTATACACTTAATAGTATTTCATATGATTATCTTGGAGAAGTTAAAGATGAAAAAGCTTTAACAGAAGCTGCGCAATCTTGGGGAATAGATCCTAAATCTGAAATGTATAAACTTCCTGCATTATATGTAGGTAATTATGCAGAAAAAGATGCACAATTAACATTAGAATTATTTAAAGTTTTATCACGTGAAATACAAAAACAAAATTTACAAAACATATTTGATTTAGAAACTCAATTGTTTCCATGTTTGATTGATATGAAATTCAAAGGTGTAAGAATAGATATAGAAAGAGCTGATCAGTTAAAAAAAGAACTTGTATTAAAAGAACAGGATTTATTATTAGAAGTTAAAAAAGAAACAGGATTAGATATACAAATCATGGCAGCAAGAAGTATTGCTAAAATGTTTGATCATTTAAAATTACATTATGACAGAACAGAAAAAGCAAATGAACCATCATTTACTAAAAACTTTTTACAAGAACATAAACATCCGTTGGTTCAAAAGATTGCAAAGGCAAGAGAGTTAAACAAAGCTCACTCAACATTTATAGATTCAATATTAAGATTTACTCACAAAGGTAGAATTCACGCTGATATTAATCCAATAAGATCAGATCAAGGTGGAACTGTTACAGGAAGATTTTCTTATGCTAATCCTAATCTTCAACAAATTCCAGCGAGAAACAAGGATCTAGGACCTATGATAAGAAGTTTATTCTTACCAGAAGTTGGATATAAATGGGGTTGTTTTGACTATTCTCAACAAGAACCAAGACTAGTTGTACACTATGCAGCAACAACTGAACCAATTTGTTTTGATGATTCTGTTACAGACATTGTAGAAAAATTTAAAGATAACAAAGTAGACTTTCACAAAACTGTTGCAGATATGGCAGGTATATCTAGAGATCAAGCTAAAACAATTAATCTTGGATTGTTTTATGGAATGGGTAAAGCAAAATTACAAGCTGAACTTGGATTAAGTACAAAAGAAGAAGCAGAAGTATTATTCAATCAATATCATAAAAACGTTCCATTCGTAAAAGAACTAATGAATAAGACATCCCAATTTGCACAAACATCCGGATCAATTGGAACTTTACTTGGCCGTCGTTGTAGATTTAATAAATGGGAACCAACTACATTTGGTATGCATACTGCAATGTCATTTGAAGAAGCAGAGCGAACTTATGGTCGTGGTAGAATTAGAAGAGCAATGACTTACAAAGCATTAAATAAATTAATACAAGGATCAGCAGCCGATATGACAAAGAAAGCAATGTTAGATTTATATAATGAAGGAATTATTCCACACATTCAAATACACGATGAATTAGATATTTCTGTTATAGATGACAATCATGCAAAAAAGATTGTTGAAATAATGGAAAGTGCCGTTACTTTGGCAATCCCTAACAAAGTAGATTATGAAAGCGGTGAAACATGGGGAGATATTTATGATTGATTATGGCATATTTAAATGCAAATATACCACCAATTTATTGTAAGATAAGGAGAGAATATTTATATGACTTACGAGAACATCAAGGCGAAACTGAAGATTGTGTGGTCTTTGCTATTGCAAGTATTCCAGGGCGTGCAATCTTATTTCATGCTTTACTCACGAATGGTGCAATATATTGGAGGCTTCCTATCTCTGCTTTTATTCAAAGAAGAAACAGCGGTTCTATGCATCAACCACAAATGGAACATCAGACTCTCGACGATCTTGAGTTGTGGAATTCATTTAGTTATTATCCTGCTGTTACTACTTTTGATTTTTTAATAGGACAACGTTGTAGATATTTAGGGAAGGATAAAAAATTTATTCATGGAGAATATTTATTCACAATTGATTGGGCTCATCCAGAACCTAATATCATCGATACTGAACATTCTGAAATTCCCGATCAACATAAGTGTGCTCACGTTTTGGCTCTTGATAACGGCAATTTTGCAGCTCAGCCTAATAATCGTATTTTGTGGAGTATTCCTAGCTTTACAACTTCAACACATTGGCCGGATTATAAAGTGCAAACTACAGAGTGGAATGTTGAAAATAAAAACTGGAAATTAGAAGACACTGATGATATGTTTTATCAAGTTGAGGATAAAAAATGAGTAGTGAATTTAAATTAAGTGATCAAACAAGTGTAGCACTGCCTATTAAAAATATAGTTGCTATTGTATCTGCTATTGTTGTAGCAGTGTGGACTTATTTTGGTATTGTTGAAAGGCTTAATAGACTTGAAACTAATGAAAAATTAATGGCACAAGACCTTTTAAAGAAGGCAGAACAAACTCCAAAAAATCAAGAGATGTATATGTTAATTGAATATCAAGCTAAAGCATTAGACAAACACTCTAAACAATTAGAAGAAAACGTTCACACTAAAGTATTAATAGCTCAATTAGAAAAGAAAGTAGATAAACTAGAAAAAGAATTAGATTCATTACGAGGTAAGTAATGATTGAAATAGTATTTGCATTATTGATGTACATGAATAATAAGTTAGAAGGATATTCTCCAAAAAATAATCTTGCAGAATGTTTGGAACAAAAAAGAAAAGTAGAACGAGACCCAGGCACTAATGTAAACTGGAGCTGTAAAGAAGTAAAAGCCATTATAGAAACTGATAAACATGGCGTCAAACGAATTAAAGAAGTTAAACAAGACTAATTGTATTAACAACCTCGCAGTTGGATGCTGCCTCTCAAATTACTGTAAATGTTATGATAACAAAGATTATGTTAATAAAATATTTGATAGTAGCTCTAATAGCATTTGTATTAGGTACATTCTTTCCCAACCCCGCCGCCAAGAGGAAGGTCCAGACCGAAACGGTTAACTGGGCCATAAAACTTGGGTTTGGTGTCCCGAGGTTTGAGTACTCAAACAACAAAGAATTCATCTCCTCCCTTAATAACTGTATCAATTATCTAAATTTCAACATTCCAAGACGCCAAAGAGTAAACACAGAACTAATAATAGCGCAGGCAATCGTTGAATCTAACTACGGAACATCTCGGTTTGCAAGAGAAGGGCATAACCTGTTTGGTATACGTATATGGTCAAAAGAGGGTATGTTGCCACATAAACAACCAGATACAATAGATTGGCGTGTAAGAGTCTTTAAAAATAAGTGCGAATCTGTTAGATATTATATAGAAATTCTAAATACAAAAAGAGTGTATGCAGAGTTTAGAAAAATTAGAGAAATAACAGGTAATAAAAATCCTATTGCAATGGCAAAAGCTTTAGATAATTTTTCTACAAACAAAGAATATGAAAAACATGTTATTGAGGTTATAGTTAAATTAAGAAATGAAGTTAAGTGAAAATTTTACATTGGATGAATTAACAAAGTCTCAAGAAGCAATTAGACTTGGTATTTCAAATGAACCTAGTGACGAACACATTACTAATTTAATATTACTTTGTAAAAATATATTACAACCAATCAGAAATCATTTTAAAATTCCAGTATCTATTTCTTCAGGTTATAGATCTGCAGCCTTATGTGAAGCTATTGGTTCATCTTCAAGCAGCCAACACACCCGTGGTGAAGCAGCAGATTTTGAACTGTTTGGCATACATAATAAGGAAGTAAGTGATTGGATCGTAAAAAATCTTGATTACGATCAATGTATATTAGAGTTTTGGACACCCAATGACCCTAACTCTGGATGGATACACTGCAGTTATACTATTGATAAACCAAATAGAAAACAATATTTAAAAGCTAGTAAAGAGAATGGTAAAGTTGTATATTCATCAATGATATGAAAAATTTAACAATTGATTCATTAATAGTTCATGGTATTTGTCCAGGCTGTAAAGAATTAGCTGCATTGGTTTCTATTCTAGATAATGTTTATAAGTGTACAAATTGTGGAGATGAATTAGTACAACACGTAAATGGTGTAATTAAATATCTACCTATGAATAATAAAAAGGCACGCAAAATAGTATATGGCAAAGAAAAGTAATCCATACGGAACTGGTTTATTTTTTAAAAGGACCAAAAAGAAAAGGCCTGGAAGACATTCAAAAAAACCCAATAAAAAAAACACGCGAAAAGTGTATAATGGACAAGGTCGAAAATAGTATTTGACTTATACTATAAATTAAACTATAATCCTACAAAACAAATAAAGAAAGGTTATAAATGACTGATATAAGTAAATATAAAAATGTAACCTTATCTAAAGAGGCTTATGCCAAGTTAGATAAGATACGAAAATTAATTGTGCCAAACACAATTATGAGTAAATCTAAAACCGTAGACATTTTAATTAATGAGAAAGAGAAGAATTTACATGGTAAAAGTGCTTCAAAGTAATTTAAATGTTTCAGTTGAGGACAGAAAAACAACTCCAGAACAAAGATTGTGGAAAGCAGTTCTTGCTCAAATGTTGTATGATGCTCTTTCTAATTTTAATAACAAACTCACAAATAGTGATGATAAGAAAGCAGCAGAGTTTTGGTTAACTCATAAAACAAAAGATCTTGTTGATGTATGTACTCATGCAGGGTTTGATCCAGACTATGTAATCAGCAAATCAAAAAAACTTATAAACTTAAAAAACTTAAAACGATTAGGTATCGTTTGGAACCATGAAAGGAAAACTAAACATGAAAGTAATATGTCCAGAGTGCAAAGGTAATGGTTATATAACTGTTTATTATCAAGGAGATAATAAACCTGATTATAAAGATTGCAAGTATTGCAATAACCAAGGAGAAATAAAAGATAAGGATATTGAAAGACTAATGAACTATGAAAGGATATTACAATGACTGTATCTGGATATAAAAAAGCTATAGCTAAATTGTTAAAAGCATATCACAAGAAGTGGGATTGCTTTGGAAAAGAGAGAAAGAAAAATGGATCTAAAAAATCACGAACCTAGTTTTTGGGTATTAATA